CTATACGCTCCGAAGGGCTAGCTAACGGCAAGATTGTTATCTGTGACACCCTAAAGAAGTTCGCTCCTGTGTTGAATAAGGGTGATATGCGGGAGGTGCTTCATGTATTTAGGGAGTTTGCTGCCGCCGGGGGTACAGTTATTTTGTTGGGCCACTGCAATAAACACCGATCAATGGATGGTCGATTAGTGTATGAGGGAGTGGGAGACCTGAAGGCTGACGTAGATAATATGTTTGGTCTCGACCCATTGAACGACAAGTTCTCTTCATATCAAGAGCTTTTGGTAATCAATGAGAAGGATCGTAGTCAGGTCAGCTTCGAGGGTGGATTTAAATATCGCCAGACCGGAGCGTTGATTAACTATGAAGAGTCCGTAGATTCTGTGCAGTTTCTCAGCCCAGAAGACATCTCAAGCCTGAAAGAAAAGCAAAGAGCGCAGATCAATATAGCCAAAGCCCTCGCAAAATATGAGGATGAGTTTATCTTTTTGAGTAGCGTTATGAAAAACGGGCAGACTTTTTCCCAGTCAGAGTTGTTTGAAATGCTGAAGGAAGAAGAGCTAAACCCCAACGGATGCAGTAGAAAGCAGGTAAGAATCTGCATAGAGTTGTTAAAAAACAACCACTTACGGCTGGAAAGACGCGGCGCACATGGTAAAAAGTTTTATTCGTGGCATGCCTAGAATGCCCAGAATGCCCAGAATGCCCAGAATGTCCTGTGTGCCCATGGTTTAGGGGGCCAGTAGTAACCACTAACCTAGGCCCGCCCCCTTTTTCTTGGGCATTTGTGGCAAGCTGGGCAAGCTGGGCAAACTGGGCAAACTGAACAAGCCAACAAAATGTCTCTTCAGACATTTGTGGTGTTCCAGAACACATATATCTTAGGAACTCAGAACTCAGAACAGCCAAAAGGAGAGTAAATTGAAGAGCAGAACCATCGACAACCATGTACTTGAAACCTTCGTAGCCCAAAAGTACCACTGGAAATCACTGAACCACGACCAACAAATGGCCATGGCTATTGAGCTTATGCGCCACCGTTATATGGAACGCAAGCTATATAACTTTATAGAATCTGTCATTGAAGACAAGCAAGCATGGCACAAATACCGAGACCTGCTCGTTGAAGAGGTGTCAAAATTATAACCCAGAAAGGGGGAATGAAATATGGAACACCCATTACTACAGTTTTGTAATTCAGATGCTCAAAGACAAGCGGTAATAGCAACAAAAATTGAGGGTTTAACCCAAGCTGATGCCGCTTTGAAACTTGGCATCTCTCGTAGCGCACTAAGGGATCGCCTTTCATGCGTAAATAGTTTGGCGGCAAGGCGCGGCTATAGCCCAGACAATGACTGGCATCACCCGGTACCGGATGGCCACAAAATCAAGGGGGTATCTACCTTCTATGATGAAGAGGGCAAGGCTGTACGCCAGTGGGTCAAAAGTCAGACTGACGAGGAAAGACAGTTTGAGATACTAGTCGAGAGACTAGAGGCTGCAACAAAAGCTATCCCTCAGTTCAAGGCGACCAAGCCTCCTAAAGAAACCCAAGACAATCTTCTCTCACTATTAACCATTACGGATTTTCACCTTGGAATGTACGCTTGGGAGGACGAAACAGGCGACGACTGGGACGTAAAAATATCCGAAGCAGTATTCCTCAACTCAATCCACGACATGATTCAGGCCAGCCCCAAGTCTGGCACTGCCGTACTATGTCAACTAGGAGACTTCCTGCATTGGGACGGAATCCTCAGTGTCACCCCTAGCTCTGGGCATATCCTTGATAGTGACGGGAGATACGGCAAGCTGGTAGAGCTTTGTATGAACGTCATGGCCAAGGCTGTACATATGATGTTACGTAAATTCAATAAGGTAATCGTGGTATCAGCCGAAGGAAACCATGATATCTCTGGGTCAATCTGGCTAAGAAAATACATCAAGCATATTTTTGCTAACGACCCAAGAGTTGAGGTGGTAGATAACGAGTTCCCCTATTATGCGTATCTACATGGCGAGACAATGCTAGCTTTCCATCATGGGCATAAGATGAAGTTAGCCCAATTGCATAAGCTGTTTGCCAGTGAGCCAAGATTCCGGGAGATGTGGGGTAAGGCAAACTATACGTATATCCATGCGGGCCACTATCACCACGAGAAGACAATTGAGGACGGTGGCGCTATCGCGGAGCAGCACCCGACACTTGCTGCCAGAGACGCTTACGCTGCCCGTGGTGGCTGGGTATCCCGGCGTGGCGCTAAGGTTATTACTTATGATAAAACTGACGGCGAGATTGCTAGAGTCACAGTGAGGCCAAGGGCATGATTGAATTGATGGGGGTCAAACTTCCAAAAGGGGAGGCAATACTTTTAACCGCAGAGGTAGGAGGGGCAGTATCAGACCTTTCAAACCCAAGGCATACCGTTGTATATACCGACACATTTAGTGAGGGTATTACAATTGATATGCCTGTCGCTGAGTTTTTTAATCTCTGGATGACCTGCCTAATGTCAGAGTTAGAGTTGGCAGAGATAACATACGACATCCACTAATCAACAACAGGAGGAGTTATGGCCGAAAGCTGGGTCGTTAATAACAAGGACAAGCTCGCCTTTTTTGTAGCTCATGTTAAAGAACAGTACGAAAACGGCAGACATTTAACCTATTCTATTAAAGACGAAACCCGTACCGACAGACAGAACGGCGCGCTGCATATGTGGTTCCGTCAGATCGCACAAGAACTAAATGACTGCGGCCAGTGGGCAAGGCATCCCTTTAGTGACACGCTTGAGATACCCTTTACGGATGTATTGATAAAGGAAATGCTTTACAAGCCAATCATACAGAAGATGTATGATAAAACATCAACAGGCAAACTAAGTGTACGCGAACTAAGCGAAGCAGCCGAAGTGTTAATAAGGTGGTTATCGGAGCATAAGAATGTTTATGTGCCATTCCCCCAGATCTTAAAGGATAAGATGAAATGAAGTTAAAAAGAACAGCAGCGGATCACTGGTTTAGTAGATGCGTAAGGTTAAGGTCTGAGTTTATTTGCCAAGGATGCGGCATCAAGTATGAAGAAAACAGCAAGGGACTGCACTGCTCTCATTACTTTGGTCGAGCTAAGAAAGGTGTGCGCTACGATAGCGACAATGCTTTTGCTCACTGCTATGGTTGCCATCAAAAGTTTGGCAGCAACCCTGATTACTTCTATCGGCATTACATAGATGCCTATGGAGAAGGCCCATTAGATTTGCTGCGAGAAAAAGTTGAAGACATTATGCGCGGCAAGCGTATGGTTAAAGAAGAAAAAGAAATAGCTAAGCACTACAAAAAAGAAGCCGCCCGCATGGAGAATGACAGGGCGGCAGGGATTAGAGGTTGGTTAGAGTTTGAAAACTACGACTAGTCGTTTTGAGTGCTAAGGACTCCCTCAAACAACGACCGAGGTTTAGATCCTTCTGGAGATAAATTTCTTCCAAGTCTTGCAGGCTGTTTAATAATTGGAAACGCCTCGGTAAGGACTGCTTGAGGCGGTCTTTCTTGGTCAATAACGTCAGCGGCTTTACCAATTATTTCTAGCGGCCTTGATATAGCAATAGGAACCAATCCTTCTGCGAGAGTAAAAAGGATTCCATTTTCTTTTATCTGGCCGTACTGATAGTCGTTAAGACCTAGCGTATTTAATGACAGCAATGATGCCCACGCATCACCGTATCCACGGATCATCCCGCCAGCACTTACTTCACCATCGCCAAATATAAACTGCCGGCCCTCATTAATAATCGCGTATCCCCCAGCGCCATATGCTGCATACCTGCCAAGGAACGCAGCCGCTTTATCTGGCCTGCCGGCCTTTAGATTTCCTACCACCTCATCTAATGCTAACGCTTGCTGTCTAACAACAAAGCCTCTGAGCGCCCATAGCGGGCGTAGGTTGGGGTTTCTAGCCCAAGCACTAGACCTGCCAACAGCACTAATCAACTGCTGCTGACCCAGACCAGCAAACATTAACTCCTCTACTAACTGCTTGCCTTCGCCCTTGTACTTACGCCAATCAGTACCATGTTTCTTTAGGCTAGAAGTAAGAATGCCAAGCTCTCGGTCGTTAAAGTAAAACCCCCAGTTATCAGCTAGCTTTCCAACTTGAGCATCATCTGCTGCGCTACGAAGAATGCCGCGCATTACTCCTGCCTTTCCTATCCTGTCAAATGCAGCAAAGCCAGAACCTTTCATTAACATATCAGTGCCTTGGCGCATTCGTGCCGCCATGCTCATTAAAAACCCATTAGAGTTTTGAGCCTGATCGTTAATGATGTTCATAAATTCACCAAAGGTTTGGTTGCCTATGCCCATCTTCTTTAGGTCTACGTTTGGAACATCTTTAAATCTACCCGGAACAACAGCTTTAGCGCCTTCGGCAACAGCACGAGCGCCGTACTTGGCACCAACCATAGGAACGTCAGCAAGGTTAAGAACGGCTGACATAGGCCCAGCAAGGGTTGTTGCATAGGCCAATGAACTAAGAGCTTGTATAACAGGGTGTGGTGTTTTGTCTTGACCAAGGATTAACTCGTTAACTCTACGCCGAGCATATGCAGCGCCTTGAGGACTAATGCCTTTGTTTACAAGAGTCACAGCAAACGCATCCATAAACGCTGAAGGGCTAAGTGTTCCAGCCTCAGCCATAGGCTTAATGTCTACGCCAAAAACCCTTTGGATTTGATTGAGTCGTTCCATCTTGAAGATTCGCTGCATGTCAGACACGATTGGATTGTCGTAATCAAGAGGGTTAGGGCGACTAGGATCCCCAGAGTTAAGATAATCACCGCGACTACGGAGCTTAAAAGCAGGGTCTTCAAATAGCTCATCAAGTTGCTCATCGGTTAATCCCTTTTCTTCTTTCATTTTTTTCCGCAACTCAGAACTAAGCCGAGTATGCAGATAGGTTTTATCTAGGTCAGAACTAAACCCAAACACCCTAGAATTTAAGTCAAAATTTTTCTTGAAACTGTAATCAAGGTATCTAAGCAGAGATCCCATGTGTTCGGAATTAAGTTCTTGGGAAAGTTCTTTTTGCAATCTAGCAAGAGACTCTTCTCTTGTTTTGCCAAGAGATCCTTTGCCATAATCAAGAAGCACACCCTTAGCATGAGTGCTGTCATTAATAATCCGTAATACAGGCACTAACTCTTTTGACAAAGCATCAAGGTCTTTATCTATTATTCGAAGAGCAGCTATATCAATGCGAGCAATTAATGCGCCCACTTTTTTTGATACGTTTCTAGCAAGATCAGTATCAATGCCGGATATTTTATTGTAGTAAAAGTTTTTAGTAGCGTTCTTAACCCCTTCATAAAACTCACCAAATGTTTTGGCCTCTGACAAAGGTTGTTTTGCATACAAAGGATCATCTACTTCGTCGTAGATTTCTTTTGCTAGCACTGCATCGTTATCTCTGTTGCGAACTACAGGCTCTATTTCAATTGCATCATCAGCAAGATCGTCTGCCTTTGTACGCAAACCGCCAATAGTTGAAGGAGATATAGCTACATCAACAACCTTGCCAAGAGCTAAACCACCAAGCCCGCCTATGACGCCTCCCATAGCGCGTTCTTCAAGAGTATCTCCACTAAACACACCATAAGCAGAACCTTCGATAGCGCCTTGCTTAGCAAAAGACGTAACCCCGGCTTTTGTTAACGCCCTAGACAAACCGTATCCGGTAGGTAAAGACCCAGCAAATTCTGCAATAGCAGATACTTGAGCAAGGTCTGGACGTTTGCGAGCAAAGTCTTGTCTAGCCAAATCATATCGGGCTTTGGCTTCATCGTAATCCATATCAGTTGTAGCTGCTTGCACTGCCGATTTAAGTTCGCCAAGAAGACCAAAGGTTAATCCTTCTCCGGCTTCAGTAAACAATGCTTTTGCTGTGTTTAACCGTTCATCATACTGAGCTTGACGCTCTTCCAATGCCTCATCAGGAACAACAAACCCGTAGTAATTAAGATCATCTTCAACCGTTGTATCAATGCTGGGTATTGGCCTTGGGGAGGAAGGAGTTTGACTTGGAATAAATGTTTCTTTAACAGATTGACCAACGCTTGTTCCAAACTGCCTAGCATCCTCTTGTGTGATATTAGGTTCTGGAATAAAACTTTTTACAGCAGCAACGCCAGCCAGTGCAGTTTCCCGTCCTAATTTTTCTGCTTTCTCTCTTGCGTCAACGCCCGGAGCGTCAGGAATAAACTCCCTTATTACATCTATTACTGATTCTGTAGGAGCGGAAATGTTTTCAGGTTTGCGGCGAGATGCTGTTACCTCGGCCTCACTTAAAACATATTCAACATTTGGATTTTGCCGTTTTGCTGTTACTTTAATTTCTTTAAGGGCATCTTCCGGTATTATAAAATCGTCTTCAGATACCATATACCTGTCAACTATTTTATTTGTAATTGCAGATGCCATTGGCTCAGCCGGAAGTTTAGCAATCGCATTGCGCTGCCTAGCATCCTCTTTCATGCCATCAAAAAAACCTAAAGACTCGGCAATTCTAAGAGATGCAGGCGGGATTGTTTCAGACATTTTTGGCATAGTTACAAAAGCAGATACATCAGATTGATCTAATTTCAATGCTTTTGATATGTCTTCTACTGACGCACCTTTATCATAAGCGCGTTTAGCAGCAATCATTTTTTCGTTTGGGTTTCTTAATTGAACTCCAACATTAAATTTATTATCTAAACCAAGAACAGCTTTATTGTAATTTTGTAACTCATCAACAGAAACACCAAACATATTAGCTACGCCGGAAGGCGTGTCTCCCGGCTTTACAGTATATGGTTTTACCATTATTGACTCATAAGCCATACGTTATCGTCCCTTTGGCATTGGCCTAGAATGTTGAACAGAAGACCCCATTCCATCATATGCTCGCTCTGCCATTAACCTGTACGCAGCATCGGTTTCATAAATGTTTTCGGCTTCTTCCTGAGTAATTGTATTACCCTTGTTTGCCTCTCTTTCCATAATCTTTTTAACAACATTTGGCTTGCTAGCTTCAAAAGTTGCCTGAATGCCGCGCGCTCTAACCTGTGCTTCTTTATTTTTATTTTCAATATGAGCTTGCGATCTTTCCCATGCGTTTGGAAATTTCTCTTGCAGCCATTTTCTAACAGCAGGCTCTGCTTCTCTACGCTGCCGCCCTTCCACAAGGCCCAAAAGTTCTTGATGATCTGCAGTTGTTAGCTCATTAATTTTTTCGTCAATATCATCGAAAAAAACCAGATCCCAATAGTCGCCTTCTTTTGCTATTTGACCTAAAGCAAATCTTATTTCAGATTCTGCTTGCACTTTATTTAATATGTCAGTATCCCTAAACAACACATCAAGGTTTGCTTCAAGGTTGCGTTTACGCATTGTTCTTACATTTGCCTGAGTTACTGGAAGTCCAATCGCTTTAAGGCTATCACGCTCGTCTTTTGTTGGAGGTTTGTTTAATGCTTTTTCATCAGCCAACTGTTGTCTTATTTGTATTGCTTCAAGATGTTTTGCTTCAAAAGTATCTATAGCAGATCCAAGGCCCTGACTTTCTAGCTGTTTTGCCAGATTTTTATATGAGTCACTACCATACTCCGCTGCCCGAAGCGCCCTGACTGCCATCAATTCTTTCTGAGCTAAAAGTTCAGTTTGTTTTTTAAACGCATTGTATTCTGCGTCAATTTTATAATTTTCAACTTGCAGCGCTACTTTAGGATCCGACTTTAATTCTGCAACCCGTTTCTGCAAGGCGTCGCGAGCAGTACGTCTATTGTATTGCTCATCTGACAAAGGCCCAGCAAACTGATCTGTCTCTTCAAACCCAGACTCTTGAGACAGCTTTGTTAAAGCATTCTCAGCAGAGATAATAGAGGTTATCTTATTAGCGTCAGCCGTTTGTTTGGTTGTGTCATAAAGGTCAGATAGCGTGTTAATGTTTTTCTGAATACGCAAAGCATCCTCTCTGGACGCTTGAGGCAATAGCTCTGTAAGCTGTCGTATTCTCATAGAAAGCGCGGAAGGATCAGCAACATCTTGTCTGGTTGCAGCAACACCCTGATTAAAGATTTTCATTTCTTCATCAAGAAGTTTCTTCCTACGCATTTCGCCGGGCGCAGCCCCTACTGCCTGAGCAGCAGTAAACATACCCGGAAGGTATGATGGGTTAATAAGGCTATCAATAAACGATGGTGCAAATTTAGCCACAATAATCTCCTTAGCGTCTGAATGCGCCAGACAGCAATCCGCTGCCAATAGTACCCATTAGGTTAGCCTGACCCAACGATGATCCAAGCAACGCCTGAAGGCCAGTAGCTGTTGCTTCACCAAACAAACCAGCACCATAAAGCTGCCCACGCTGCTGTAGCTGCGGATATAGTTGAGCAGCCTGCTGTACGTTAAGCAACTGAGCCTGCGGCATATAAGCACCACCAAGAGCCTGAAGCCCTAGTGATTGTTGACCACCTCTGAGAGCCAAATCCTGGGCTGCTGCCTGTGAGCCTAGCCCTGTAAACGCTTGAGCAAGCTGTCCCTGTTGCATTTGTTCTGCTTGAGCCTGCTGTATTGCAGACACAGCGGCTTGATTTCTAGCCTCTTCCTGAGCTTTAGCCATAGCCAATTGCTCTGGTGTTCCGCCATACATTGCCGTACTTACACCCAAACGCCCTTGGCCAGCCAGTCTTTCTTCAAGAGCCAGACGCTGCCGCTCCTCTTCTGGAGACTGCATAGCTCTAATACGGCTATATACATCAGCCTCTCTATCTGCTGTACCTGCTCCAGCTTGATCCATGAATTGCTGGCCCAAACCGTACGCTTGTCGCCCGGCTTGTCGGCCCATCATTTGACCATATATTGGCCCTTGACCGGCTTCCATTGCCTGCTGCATAAACATATTTTGCAGTGCAGCTTCATCTTGAGACAGTCCAAATCCTGCAGCAAGACCGCCGTCTTCGGTAGACGTTACACCAAATTGACTACCTGTTGCGCTAGTTAGCGTAAAAGGTTTGAATGCAGTTTGCTCAAGTCCCATCTGCGCTAATTCATAAGCGCCCGGAACTCTAACCATCTCGCCGGTTTCGGGGTCTCTAATCATCACCCCGCCGATAGCCTGCTCGCCAACATCGCCTAATCGGCTGTATGCTTTTTCAGCGGCTAATAAACCAAGCCCCCCAAGAGCAACAGAACCTGCATTATCAACAGCAGATTGCCCTATGTTTCCTATAGCTTTTACAAATGGGTCATACCACGCCATAACTATTTACCTATAATGTTTTGCCCATAAGGGCTAGTACGTTAATTTCCTGAACTGAAACTTCTGATCCGTTTATATCCGCTTCTACACCAACAGTAATAATTGAGCCGCCGCTAGTTGTGTTAATAGACTTGCGCGTTATAGATGTTCCGCCTGAAAACTCAGCTATGTTGTACTCTGACGTTTGATTAAAGAAAGCAATAGAACTTGTATCAGCACCTAACGTAAACGAAGCAGACTTAAATACATCGTCTAAGTCATAAGCCCACTTCAAAAAGATTGTTTCTGTGCCACCGCCAACAATCGTAGGTCTTAGCTTCTTTAAAAACTTTGTCTTAGACGGATCACCAAATGTTAATCCGGGACTAACGTACTTAAAGCGGTACGACTCACCTTCGTCTTGATAACCAAAGTAAGTACCAATACCGTTGACTGTTCCTATATAAAGAGTTCCATCGTCCTTTCTATGCCATGCCTCAAACTTACTAGAAGGCCAGCGAGTAACACGATAAGACCCATTCTCTAACTTACCTCGCAAATCAAAACAAAGTGTTGTGTTTTCAGCAGGAAAAGTAACTAGGTAAAAAGCGTTTTCTGGACTGTACACAGAGTCAGTAGGGTCAGTCCTGTTTGCAATCAAGTCTGTTAGCTGGCTTTTAATGTTTCTACTTAAGTCTGTCAGAGGCAAAGACTTTTCTTGTACTGCTCGTCCCACGCTGCGTAACCCACCGTGAGACAAAAACAATACGTCAGTGCCGATGTGCTGCACAGAGTTTCTGCAAATGCATCCAAGACCCGCTACGGTATCTGTAATGGCCATAGTAGCAGGAGAGTTAGCGCCTCCATAAACAACAATGCTATGCTCACCAAAAATAATTAATGAGTTGTTGTGGGCTGCTAATGCTCGTACTTCATCTGCACCGTCAGGCCATGCTTTAGATATGTCGATAGATCCGCTAGAGCCACCAGTCCAGTTATGCCCTACTAACAAATCAGACCAGTAAATAGTAGTTTTGTTGGTTGCAGTACCTACACACCACAAGCGACCAAATGCTGCCAGTGCTTCGTGGCAATACTGGTTTGCACTAACAGACGCACCAGATACAGCCGACATTTTAGTAACTGCGCCTAAAGCATTGCTATATACAAGCGGTTCGTAACCACGTTGGAAGAAATAACAGTGGTCATTGAAGTTAACCATCTTCCAGTTGTTAGCCGTAATTGTATAGGAAGCAGGAGTCTCGTCTACAAGCGTAGCTGTACCAGATAGGATCTTGTTGTTACCTGTACTAAATAATTTTTCGTTACCGTCTTGATCGTAGAAGTAATGGATCTTATGAATACGATCAGACCCTAATTCAGTCTTGTCTGAAGTAATTAGGTTGATGCCTTGTCGCGCACCAAGACGACCACGCTTGTCAATAATTGCATTGTCTGCAACTTCAGCAAACGAAGGATCCTGCGCTAACGGGGAGTCTTCATCATTGATTCCCTTAAACGCTGGAGCTACTAAGTTAATACTCTGTAAAGGCTGGGCCATTATTGTTCCTTATGGAGCATACCAAATGGTTTCATCTGGATGCTTTTGGGCATCAAGAGCAATAGCGTCAGATAAATAGTTATCAGCTATAGCAAAGTATTCTGGTGCTGATGTTCCTCCAGTCTCACCGCGCTCACGCGCTAGCAAAGCAATAGCCAAATGAATAACCGGAGCAGAAGGAATAACCAACTCATCTACATCAGCACTTAGTTCAGGGTTTCTAAATACGCAGTTAAAACGAATGGCATAAACACCGTCAGGCTTAGGGTATACGTCTATTTGAGTATCTCCGTTGCCGTTAACTCCGTTGTACGTGTAATACTGAGGCGAGCCGCTAACGGGGTCTTGGTTGAGGTAGTTATCATCAAACCATGTAGCTGGACGGTACTCCATAAAAACATTAGAGGTATCGTTAATAACATTGAGCGCCTTGACACGGTTTTGGCTTCCTGTGAGTACGTAGTTAAAGATGTCAGCAGAAGTAGTTACTGTAAGAGTAGTCCTAAGACCAGACCAGTCCCACGCTGCTTCTACTATGTTTTTAGCATCGTTAACAAAATCGCCTACCATTTTGCTGTATGTGTTTTCAGTTACGGTAGATACTTCGTCTTCCCGCATACGCCTTAACACATTATTTACCAATTCTAAATATGTCATACAATGCCCTTAAACAAACTTCGACCAATTATACCGTCAAGTTCTATTGAATAATCTTTTTGCCCAGAAGGAATAATCGGCATTATCTCTGGGGTCTGGTAATTAAGACTAAAATTAAATGGCTTAAACTCAGGCATAGTAAAGTTACTTTGTTGAGTAAGCATACCTTCTTCAGGCCGTCCGCCTTCCCCAGTTCCTCCCGGCCCCTGACCAATATCAGGATCCCCTGTGCCTTTGTCAAACATTCCCGGCATAGGTATTGAAGATAACCCGCTGCCAATCGTAGGCCCACCAATTCCAATAACATTCGGTTTTTCTGTTTCTCCGGGAGCGCCTGTTTCGCCATCACTTACAATGCCTCCCCCGTCACCAGTTGCAGGGGTTTCACCAGAGCCAGTGCCAGAAGACATACCATCTTTTGTTTCTGGGCTACCTGACTCTATCCACTTGTCATACCACTCTTGCTGGCCTTCTGTGGCTTCTCCAGCGTTTACCTTTTCAACAATATAATCTTTGTTTTTCTGCCATTCCGTCCTCTTATCAGAAGGCATAGGGATATCTATTGTTGGGCCACCTGTAGGTTGTTGGATAGTTCCATCTGCATCTACAATGTTTTCAGAGTCTTTTTCGTCTTCAAAC